ATATTCTACTACCTGATTTGAATCTGTACTATTAACGTACCCATCGTTATTAACATCTAACTGACGAACAATTTTAACACATGGAAACCATGTACTAAGGTTACTATTTACTTGTTTCGTTGTATACCCTGAGTGTTTTGAAATCAAAACAGAATCAGAAGAATTAACATTTGAATCACCATTTGCATCGCCTATTATGCAAGCATGTGCAGTGTCAATTGTCGATGTTGCTGTAGTAGATGAAGAAATATATTCTTTTCCAGTATTTGTGTTCGCCATTGAGTTGACAGCGAGTTCAACGCTACTTGTTCCACTATTTTTTTTTGCATAAACTGTAAATACATTACAATCATTGGTTATAATTTTGTAATTATCTGAAATAGAAATAAATGCATATAAATTACCAGTATTTATGGTTGTAATATTTCCAAACGACAAGTTGTTGTAAACGGCATTTTCAGATTTCTTGACAATGGAAAAATTTGTGAAGTTTAAAGTAACCGCACAAGTATCAATACCAGGATTATTTTTTATACATACATCAAATTTATAATATCCACTTGGTATAGTTACACCATCTACGACTACACTACTCGTCAATTTTGAAGACGATACAGTAATACTTGGAGTTGCTGCCTGTGCACTTACACTGACACCTATTGATGAAACGCTTGTCAAAGCGATTGCACTTGATAAAAGTACATTTTTTAATGACTTAAATTTTAACTTCATGACTTAATTATCCTTATATACCTTTTTTAATTTTGCTTCTTACGGTTGAATTTAATTTTTAGCGTTGCAACACTATAAATTATATTATACCACTTTACAAAATCTATGTGTTAAATTCTATTATATATATTATTATCAAGATGTAAAACTTGGGAATATTACTATTTTCAATTCCAAGTGAATAAATATATTGATTATATGAATAAAACTTTAAATAAATATTTTTATTAACCTAACAGTGGAAAGCAAGTTAATGACCATAATGCCATGCAGTTAACGGCTGTCTATGCCTGCGTTAGAGTGTTGTCAGAGGCGATTGCACAGTTGCCTCTGCACCTTTATAAATATACAGAAAATGGCAAAGAAAAGGCAATTGACCACCCTCTGTACTATTTGCTTCACGACCAACCAAATCCTGAGATGTCATCGTTTGTTTTCAGAGAAACGCTGATGTCACATCTGTTGATTTATGGAAATGCTTATGCTCAGATAATACGAAACGGCAGGGGTGAAATAATTGCCCTTTATCCTTTGATGCCGGATAAAATAAAAGTTGACAGGGACGAGCAAAATCGTCTGATTTACATTTATTCAAGATATGACGAAGCTAATCCAAACATAAAAAAACAGGGAGAAATAGTGCTTTATTCAGATGAAATTTTGCACATAATCGGACTTGGTTACGATGGCTTGATTGGATATTCTCCGATTGCTCTGGCTAAAAATGCACTTGGAATTTCGCTTGCTTGCGAGGAATATGCTGCGACATTTTTTTCAAATGGAGCAAGTCCAAGTGGAGCACTTGAACATCCGGGAACTATCAAAGACCCAAACAGAATCCGTGAATCGTGGAAAAAAGCGTATGGCGCAGGGAATGCACACTCTGTTTGTGTTCTCGAAGAGGGCATGAAATATACTCCGATTTCAATTCCAAATAACGAGGCTCAATTTCTTGAAACACGAAAATTTCAGCTTGAGGAAATCGCAAGATTGTATAGAGTTCCGTTGCACATGATAGGTGACCTTGATCATGCGACATTCAGTAATGTTGAACATTTATCGCTTGATTTCGTCAAATATAGCCTTGATCCATGGATTGTTAGATGGGAACAAGGTCTTCAGAAAGACCTTATTTCAAATTCAGACAAAGGAAAATATTTTGTTAATTTCAACGTTGATGGACTTTTAAGAGGTGATTATGCATCGAGAATGCAAGGATATTCAACAGGAATTCAGAACGGATTTTACAGCGTAAATGATGTTCGTGAATTTGAAAATATGAATCTTCTTTCTGAAGAAGAAGGAGGCTTCAAACACCTTTGCAACGGTGCGATGACCGAATTGAAGAACGCAGGTGCTGCATATCAATCAAATAAGGAGAAGAATGAAAATGAATAAAAAATTCTGGAACTGGATAAAAAACGAAGAAACATCCGAAACAGAGCTGATTTTTAACGGCCCGATATCAGATTCAGAGTGTATGGGTGATGAAATAACACCCGATTTGCTAAGAGATGAATTGGCGAAAGTTGACGGAAATCTGACAGTCTGGCTTAATAGTCCGGGTGGAGATGTGCTTTCCGCAAGTCAGATATACACGATGCTCAGAAATCACAGTGGAAAAGTAACCGTTAAAATTGACGGATTAGCAGCTTCGGCTGCTTCAATTGTGGCTATGTCAGGAGATAAAACGCTGATGAGTCCAACGTCATATCTTATGATTCATAATCCGCTGACGTTGGCACTTGGAAACAGGGATGATATGCAAAATGCAATAAAAATGCTTGATGAAATCAAGGAAGGAATCATAAATGCATACACAAGAAAAAGTGGTCTTAGTCGAAACAAAATCTCAAAAATGATGGACGAAGAAACGTGGATGAATGCTGAAAAAGCTCTTGAACTTGGCTTTATTGACGGTATTTTGTTTGAAGAAAAGTCAACAGAATCAAATAAAACAGAAGATAATAACTCCGATGGAGTAATGTTTTCAAACATAAAAACAAATGATTTGTTAATTGAAAAAATGCAGAAAGTTTCATTTGAAAATAAAAATTCAGTACCAATAAATCAGCTTGAAAAAAGGCTGAATTTGCTTAAAAAATAGGAGGAAAAAATATATGACAATACAGGAATTAAGAGAAAAAAGAGCTTCAGTCTGGGATACAGCAAGAGAGTTTCTTGATTCAAAAAGAAACGATTCAGGAGTTTTATCAGAAGATGACAGCAAAGCGTACGATGCGTATGAAAAGCAGATTGTTGACCTTGGAAAAGAAATAGAAAGACTTGAAAGACAGGCAAAAATTGAGGCTGAGTTAAACGCTCCGATAAGAGAACCAATCAAAGAAAAGCCGACTGAAAATCTTCAGTCCGACACTGCTGCGCTTGCAACAGATGAGTATAAAAATGCGTTCTGGAATAATATCCGAAATCGAAATTATGTCGATGTCAGAAATGATTTGCAGATTGGAACTGATTCAGAGGGCGGATATTTGTGTCCTGAAGAATTTGAAAAAAAATTGATTGAAAGCCTTGAAGAAGAGAATATTTTCAGACCGCTTGCCACAAAAATAAACACATCAAGTGGTGATAGAAAAATCCCGATTGTAACCTCGAAAGGCGAAGCATCATGGCTTGAAGAAGAGGAAACTTACAGCTTATCAGATGACAGTTTTGGTCAGATTTCACTTTCTGCGTATAAGCTTGGAACAGCGATTAAAATTTCAGAAGAACTTTTAAATGACTCTGTTTTTGACTTGCCTGCATATATCGCAAAGGAATTTGGTCGAAGAATAGGTACAAAAGAGGAAGAGGCATTTCTTATCGGCGATGGAAAAGGAAAGCCTACGGGAATTTTTGCAACAAGCGGAGGAGCTGAAAACGGTGCTACAACATCAGGTGCGTCAATTACTTTTGATGATATGATAGAGCTGTTTTATTCCTTAAAATCACCATATCGTAAAAAGGCAATCTGGGTTCTTAACGAACAGACAATCAAAACGCTTCGCAAAATCAAGGATAACAACGGTAACTTTTTGTGGCAGCCATCTGTTTCAGTTGGAATTCCTGACACAATTTTAAACAGACCGTATGTAACATCAGTGTACGCACCAACCCCTGATGCAGGAAATAAAGCAATCGCATTCGGGGATATTTCGTACTACTGGATTTCCGACAGACAGGGCAGAAGTCTTAAACGACTCAATGAATTATTTGCAATGAACGGTCAGGTTGGATTCCTTGCATCAGAGCGAGTTGACGGACGACTTATCTTGCCTGAAGCGGTGAAAACGCTGACAATCAAGGGTACTTCGACAACAAAGGCGTGATGAGAAAATGGTGACTTTAAAAGAAGTAAAACAGTATTTAAAAAGCGATTGGGAGGATGAGGATACACTCATTCTCTCACTTATAGAAACTTCAAAAAGGCTATGTATGGACGTTGGCAGAATGGATGAAAAAGAGTTTGAAGAGAACTCTGAAATCACAAGACAGGCAATGCTTTACACAATTTCGTATCTGTATGAAAACAGAAATACAGCTGATTACTCAAAATTAACTCTGACGCTAAGAGCACTTCTTTTTGCACAGAGAGAGGGAGTGGTGTGAGTTTTGGAAATTGGAAAATTGAATCAGAAAATTACGATTTTAGAAAATCAGACAGTGATTGATGAGATAGGAAACCATGTCGCAAAATGGTATGAAATTTATAATTGTTGGGCGTACGTGACAGTAAAAAAATCATCTGAAAATACCGAAACAGGAGTAACGAGAGAATCGCTGACGTTGCAATTCATGATTCGTGAAAACAGTTTTACAAGGCTGATTTCATCTACAAAAAACAGAATAAAATACCATGATACAGAGTTTAATATAACAGAAATAATCCTTGATTTTAATAGGAAAGATTATATAAAAATTGTGGGAGAAATGCGAAAGGAAGGCGATAAAAATGGGTTCTTTAGTATCAATTGAAAATATGGCTGATGAAATAATGAAAGGTCTGAATGAGTACAGCGACCTTGCAGATACTGAAATGAGAAAAGCAGTACGCAAAACAGCAACTCAGATGAAAAAGGAAATTTCAGCGAATGCGCCTGCGGATACAGGTGCTTACAAAAAAAGTTGGTCAGTGAGTAAAACATCTGAAAACAGCCATGAATTGAAGATGACCGTTCATTCCAAAAATAGATATCGTCTGGCACACTTATTGGAAAAAGGTCATGCCAAGCGTGGCGGTGGAAGAGTCGCAGCACGAGTACATATCGCTCCTGCGGAAGAACATGGTGCAGAATTATTGGAAAGTCTGATTGAGAAAGCGATGAGGTGATTCCTGTGACATACGAAGAAATCGCTGAAATGATGCGTGAAACGAGTCTGCCGTTTGCGTATCACCATTTTGCGGAAGGTGATAGTCCAGAACCACCTTTTTTGATTTTTCTTTCACCAAGTGAAGAAAATTTCGCAGCGGACAATAAAATGTATTTTAGTTTTAAACGGCTTAATATCGAACTTTATACAGATAAAAAGTCGCCTGAAACTGAAAAAATAATCGAAGATATTTTATCAGAACATAGAATTTTTTACAAGAAATCAGAAGTGTGGATAGAGTCAGAACGGCTCTATGAAGTACTTTTTGAAATGGCAGTCTGAAAATTTAAGGAGGTAAGTTCAGTATGTCTAAAAAGAAGAAAAACAAGGTTAAATTCGGTTTACAGAATGTGTATTATGCGGTAATCACTGAGTGGATAGAGCAAGATGATACAAAAATTGCGCCAATTTATGCGAATCCTGTGCGTTTGCCGGGAGCCGTAAATCTTAGCATAGATGCAAGCGGAGAGCCTGAAAATTTTTACGCTGATGATTGCGTTTATTACGTTATCAGCAACAATTCAGGGTATGAGGGTGATTTGGAAATTGCCTTGGTTACGACAGATTTTGCGATTGATGTGCTTGGTGAACGACTCGATTCAAAGGGCGTTTTAGTTGAAAGCAACGATGCAGAAACAGCACAGTTTGCATTGCTCTTTGAATTTTTAGGTGATGTAAATCATATCCGTCACGTGCTTTATTGTTGTTCAGCGAGTCGTCCTGCGACTGAAAGTTCAACAACTGAAGACTCAACAGAAGTAAAAACAGAAACTCTTTCGTTGACGGCAAGTGCGCTTCCAAGTGGAGTAGTAAAGGCGAAAACTTGCGAATCAACGGACGAAACGGTCTATAACAACTGGTTTAAACAGCCGTACAGTCCGTCTGACAGTAACTATTCGGAAACAGAATCATAAGAGGTAAAAAATGGCTATAACAAAAGAAATAATGATTGATGGAATCAAAGTTAAATTCAAAGCAAGTGCATCGATTCCAAGATTATACAGATTAAAATTCGGCAGGGATATTTATCACGAATTTTCCGAAATGAAGAGCATAACTTCAGATTCGGATATATCCGTTGAAACACTTGAACATTTTGAAGATTTAGCGTGGCTCATGGCAAAGCACGCAGACCCTGAAAATGTCGAAGATTCACCTGATATCTGGCTTGAAAATTTCAATACTTTATCGATTTATCAAGTTCTGCCACAGATTTTAGAGTTGTGGGGTCTTAATTTGCAGACTAAGGTTGAATCTAAAAAAAACGTCGAAAAACTGACCGAAAAATGACAACAGCACTGTTTATGCTTCGCTGTGTTCAGATTGGACTATCGGTTTCAGATCTGGATTTTCTAACAATTGGAATGGTAAATGAGATGTTTATTGAAATGGATAACGATAGCTATGATGGCTATACAGAACTTGCAAATCAAGATGATTTTAACCGATTTTAAGGCAAAAATATAGTACAAACAGTGCGATAGGAGGTGAAGCCTTACGGCAAGCAGAATATCAGGCATTACCGTTGAAATCGGCGGTGATACAACCAAGTTAAGTTCCGCATTAAAAGATGTAAACAGTAACATTAAAAGCACGCAGTCACAACTTAAAGATGTTGAAAAACTGTTGAAACTTGACCCTACAAACACAGAATTACTTGCACAGAAACAAAAATTATTAACGCAGGAAATTTCCGATACAAAAGAGAAATTAACAACCCTGAAAACTGCTGCCGAGCAGGCAAACACCGCCCTTGCAAATGGTGATATCTCGCAGGAACAGTACGATGCGTTGCAACGTGAGATAGTCGACACAGAAGAGAAATTAAAGAGTCTTGAAACACAGGCGGAAAGCTCAACAACGGCACTGCAAAAGATTGAAAGTGCAGGAACAAGTTTACAGAATGTCGGCGATAAAATCTCGGGGGTTGGCGAAAAATTACTTCCTGTTACCGTTGGAATCGGAGCAATCGGAACAGCAGCTGTAACCACAGCTGCAAACTTTGAAAGTTCAATGTCACAGGTTCAGGCAACCATGGGAATAACAAGTGACTCAATGTCGGAAGTTAACGGCGAATCGGTAAA